ATATTCTTTCCCCTTGAACCATATAATGAAAAGGATTGGGCACCCTTAACATACTACACACCAGAAGGAAAAACTATTCCTATTAATTTCTATCGTTGTTATGCTGATAATACAGAAGCGGTTCATGGTTACGAAAACAACGAGCACCCTAGATATCACCTACAGATTTCTTTTCTACAACCAATGGAAGTGCTATATAAGTTGCACACAGAAAATAGGTTGTTCAAATGAGCGACGAAGAAAAAGACAACGACTTTGAGTTTACTCGAGAAACCTTGTACGACCTGATATGCAAAGGAAGGGAAGGGGTGGAGGAGATGATCGAGGTCGCTAAAAGTAGCGAACACCCTCGTGCCTATGAAGTCCTTTCCAAGTTGATAAAAGATACAGCAGACACCTCCTCTCAACTTTTAGACCTTCACAAGAAAATGAAGGATATAGAAAAGAAAGACAAACCTGCTCTTCCTCAAGGGCAGACTACCAATAACGTCTTTATCGGTTCCACCACAGACCTTCAGCGCATGTTGAAAGACATGAACGAAAAGGACGTTACACCAGACTATGACAGAATTGACGATTCAGGACACGACTAAGTTTAGGTCGGACACCCATTATCTTGGCAACCCTCATGTAAAAAGAGATGGGGTAGAAGAGGAATGGACTCAAGAAAAAGTAGCAGAATATGCCAAGTGTATGGCGGATCCTGCTTATTTCGCTAGAACTCATATCAAAATCATAAACCTGAACGACGGTCTAGTGCCCTTTGAGTTATATCCATATCAAGATGAGATGTTTACTCATTTCAATTCTAACAGGTTTTCGGTCGTACTAGCATGTCGACAGTCTGGTAAGTCTATCTCTTCAGTAGCATATCTTCTTTGGTATGCTATATTTCACCCAGAAAAAAACGTGGCAGTCCTTGCCAACAAAGGTGCTACTGCCCGAGAAATGTTATCGCGTGTAACTCTGATGCTTGAAAACCTGCCCTTTTACCTACAACCAGGATGCAAAGTTCTGAACAAGGGCAGTATAGAGTTTAGTAATAATTCAAAGATCTTTGCCGCTGCTACTTCTGGTTCTTCTATTCGTGGTCAGTCTGTAAACTTGCTGTTCCTTGATGAGTTTGCTTTTGTAGAAAGAGCAGCAGAGTTCTATACCTCAACTTATCCTGTAGTCACCTCTGGTAAAGAGACAAAAGTGATTATTACCTCTACTGCGAATGGTATCGGTAATCCTTTTCATAAAATATGGGAAGGTGCTGTACAGGGTGTAAATGAATATAAACCTTTCCGTGTTGATTGGTGGGACGTTCCTGGAAGAGACGAGGCATGGAAAGAAGAAACAATAAACAACACCTCACAGATACAGTTTGATCAGGAATTTGGCAACACCTTCTTCGGAACAGGGAACACTCTCGTAAACGCTGAATGCCTATTAAATCTAAAGGCGGCGAGACCAAAAAGAATATTAGAGGGCGGAGACCTTTTAATATATGACGAACCAAGAAAGGGTTCTCAATATGTTATGTGCGTTGACGTAAGTAAGGGTCGAGGGCAGGATTACAGCACATTCACTGTCATTGATATAAGCAGTCGTCCTTTTAGGCAAGTTGCTACTTATCGTAACAATTTAATATCTCCTTTACTTTACCCAAATATAATTTATAAATGGGCAAATAGTTTTAATGAAGCATATGTTGTCATAGAATCGAATGATGCTGGTGCTGTTGTTTGTAACGGATTATACCACGAATTAGAATACGAAAATGTGCATATGTCTTCTACTGTCAAGTCTAGCGGTATCGGCGTTGAGATGACTAGGAGAACCAAACGAATAGGTTGCTCTGGATTCAAAGATCTAATGGAGGAAAATAAACTTGAGGTGGTTGACGAAAACACCATCCTTGAGATAAGCACCTTCGAAGCAAAGGGTGCCTCCTATGAAGCATCAGATGGAAACCACGATGATTTAGTGATGAATCTGGTTATGTTTGGTTTCTTCGTTCAAACTACCTTCTTTGCTGAAATGACAGATATAGACGTTCGTAAGATGATGTTTGATCAAAGGATGAAAGAGATCGAAGAAGATGTCCCTCCTTTCGGGTTTAAATCACAACCTGAAGAAGAAATAACATATGACGAAAAGATGAACCCTTGGAGTTTGCTCGAACTATAGTGTAGATCTACTATAGTATAAATAAATACATTGAACGCCTAAGCGTCGACCTTATAATGCTAGCATATAATTTTTCGATCGAAAGAGGAAAACAAAAATGGCACTGACTACACCTTCTGTCTCTCCTGCTATTGTTGTGAAAGAAATCGACCTTACTGGTGTTGCACCTAATGTCGAGACTTCACTAAGTGGTATGGTTGGGGCATTTAAGTGGGGTCCAGTAGACGTTCCTACCCGCATTGAGAACGAGGCAAAACTCGCCGAAGTATTTGGTACTCCAGATACCTCTCGCGCTGTTGACTACTTCTCTGCTGCGCAGTATCTGCGTTATTCTGGAAACCTTATCGTAAACCGACAAACCAGTCAAACAGCTGGTGCAGATTCTGCTCATAACTCTTACTTTGGTAAGAATGCGCTTTCACAAGAACTTCATATCGGAAATGAAGATCAATTTGAAAGAAGCACTTTTACTTCTGAAGATTTCATGTTTGTCGCCAAATACCCAGGAGCAATGGGTAACTCACTCAAAGTTTCTTTATTGGCAACCAAGTCTGGTGACTCTGCTGGCTCCCGTGCTCAAACGGAAGCAGCATTTAATTCTTGGTCATATAAGTCTGACTTTGACGGAGCTCCAGGAACTTCTGACTGGGCAAGCAAGCAAATTGGATCAGTATCTAACGACGAAGTTCACGTTGCAATCATCGATTCTGATGGTCTTGTCTCAGGAACAAAAGGCACTGTTCTCGAAACATTCCCTTATGTCTCTGTAGCACTTGGTGCAAAGACTGAAGACGGTGGAGATAACTATATCAAAACTGTTTTGAACAATGGTTCGAACTACGTCTGGTTTGGAGAATTTGGTGGCGACAGCGTAATTATCAATGGCACAAACTGGGGCAGTGCTCCAAGCGGTAGTGTCACAGATTATGCTGACGGAGTAACCTACTCTAGTGAAGATTCAGCAGAAGCATCACTTAGTGGTGGTGCAGATGGTGCTGCTCTTGCTGTTGCAGATTACCAACTTGGTTTCGATAACTTCGAAGATAAAGACGAAATCGATGTTCAGATCTTAATTGCTCCTGGACTGGCTAACGCTGACGACCAAGTAACGATTGTAAACGATCTTGTGGGAATTGCTGGAACCACCCGAAAGGACTGTGTTGTAGTAACTTCTCCAGACCGTGCAGCAGTTGTTAACAACATTAACCCAGTTACTGATACAATCACCACGACTGATCGGTTTACTGGTTCTAACTACTTGATTGTTGACAACAACTATCTTCGAGTTTACGATAAGTATAACGACAACTACATTTATATCCCTGCTGCTTCTACCACTGCAGGTCTAATGGCTGCTACTGACGCAAACTTTGGACCATGGTATTCCCCTGCTGGTGAGCGACGTGGATTGTATACTGGTGTCACTAATCTCGCATATTCTCCTTCTAAAGCAGAACGCGATACTCTGTACAAAGCAGGTGTAAACCCGATTGTACAATTTGCTGGTCGAGGCATCATTTTGTTCGGTGATAAGACTAAGCAATCTCGTCCATCTGCCTTTGATAGGATTAACGTGCGACGTTTGTTCCTTGCTCTCGAAAAATCAATTTCGCTGGCAGCTCGTAACTTTATGTTCGAATTCAATGACGACTTTACTCGATCAGAGTTTGTTGCTATTGTTGAACCTCTGTTACGAGAAATTCAAGCTAGACGTGGTATTGAAGATTTCTTCGTTCAGTGTGACGAAAGAAACAATACTCCAGAAGTAGTTGCTCGCAACGAATTGGTCGCGTCTATTTTCATTAAACCTGCATACTCCATCAACTTCATCACTCTCAATTTCGTCGCTGTACGTGGCGGTATTGACTTTGAAGAAGTTATTGGTACTGTGTAATCGAAGACATCTAAGGAGAAAGAAAAATGGCAATTTTGCGCGTAGATGACTTCAAAGGTAAACTAACTGGTGGTGGCGCACGTGCCAACATGTTCGAGGTCAATGTTAACTTTCCAGGTTATACTGGTGGTAACAAAGAACAGACCAACTTCATGTGCCGTGCTGCTCAACTCCCAGCGTCCACTGTTGCTACTGTCGAGGTTCCATTCCGTGGACGTATCGTCAAGTTAGCAGGTGACCGCACCTTTGAACCATGGACAATTACCGTCTACAACGATATCAACTTTGGTATTCGTGATGCCTTCGAAGCATGGATGGATGGAATGAACTCTCATGAAGGTAATTTAGGTACTCAATCCAACAATGCTGGTTTTGGAACTTATGCTACTAACATGGAAGTTATTCAACTCGATCAGACGGGTCGCGGTGTCAAGACTTATTTCTTGAGAAACTGTTTCCCATCAAACGTTTCAGCGATCGACCTTGATTACTCTCAGGTAGGAGAAATCGAGCAGTTCACTGTAACTATCGAGTACGACTACTGGACAAACTCCAACACCAACTAAGGTTGAAATTGTCGTATAAGTAGTAACAGGAGGGGAGTTCTGCTCCCCTCCTTTTCCTGTAAATAAAGGACCGAATAATGGCAGAAGGCATTAAACTTTTTGGTTTTGAGATAAAGCGAGCAAAGAAAGACGAAGAGGCAGAAACTCCTATTCCTGCTGCTTCAGTAGTTGCTCCTACTGATGATGATGGTGCAAGTTATGTGACTTCTCCTTCGTACCACTTTGGTACACATATGGACATTTATGCTGATCTTCAAGTAAAAGATCAAGCAGACTTGATTCGTAAGTACCGCACCGCTGCTACTCATGCCGAAGTAGACATGGCGATTGAAGAAATCGTCAACGAAGCAATAGTACAACCACAAGATGATGATAACATCGTAGAATTGAACCTTGATGCTGTGGAACTATCAAAGGGCATTAAGAATAAGGTTCATGAAGAATTCCAAAATGTTTTGAATATGCTCACGTTTAACGAGCGTGCTCATGACATATTTAAATCTTGGTACGTCGATGGTCGACTGTATCACCACTTGGTTGTTGATAAGAACAACCTGAAGCAAGGTATTCAGGAAATTCGTTATGTCGACTCAACCAAAATTCGCAAAGTAAAAAATGTAAAAAAGAAAACTGACCCAGCAACTGGTGTTTCTCTAGTTGACAAGGTTGAAGAGTTTTACATCTACTCAGAAAAATCAGTTTCTGATAAAAAAGGAACGACTTCTCATAACATAGACCCAAAGAACAGTGCTGTACGTTTGAGTAACGACTCTGTTGTTTATGTTACTTCTGGTCTGTTAGACGAAACCAAAGCAAAGGTTGTTTCCCATCTACACAAGGCACTGCGTCCAATCAACCAGTTGCGTATGATGGAAGACTCCCTGATCATCTATCGTCTGGCGCGTGCACCAGAGCGTCGTATATTTTACGTTGACACTGGTAACTTGCCAAAGGGTAAGGCAGAAGAGTATCTAAACTCTTTGATGACTCGTTACAGAAACAAACTGGTATACGACCAAGCAACTGGCGAACTGAAGGACTCTCGTAAGCATATGTCTATGCTTGACGACTTCTGGTTGCCTCGTCGTGAAGGTGGTCGTGGTACTGAAGTGACCACACTTCCAGGTGGACAGAACCTCGGTGAGATCGATGACGTTCGCTACTTCCAGCGCAAGGTCTATCAGGCACTCAACGTACCAGTATCTCGTCTTGAGCAGGAGCAAGCATACTCCCTCGGTCGTGCTACTGAAATCAATCGTGAAGAAATTAAGTTTCAGAAATTTGTTACTCGTTTGCGTTCGCGGTTTTCAAAACTATTTACTCAAATTCTTCGACAACAGTTGGTGTTGAAAGGTGTTATTACTGACAGCGACTGGGTTGAATTGTTCCATAATAGAATTAGAGTAGACTTTTACAAAGACAATCACTATACCGAACTAAAAGATGCAGAGGTTATGGCGCAGCGTTTGCAAACTATGGACCAAGCATCACAATATGTTGGTGAATACCTATCTAAAGATTGGGTAATGAAAAATATCTTCCGCTTTACTGAAGAAGAGTCGGAAGAGATGCTAAATCAAATAAGTCAAGAAATCGCTTCTGGTGAAGTCGACTCTGGCGAAGATGAAGAACAATCCTCATAATTAAATGGAGAATGAAATGAGCGAAGTACTGGAAAACGAAAACGAAGTCGAAGAGGTAGAAACTCCACAGATTTCCTCTGAAGACTTGTTAGATGCTATCTCAGCAGAAAAGGCACTGGATGCATCTAAGATCTTCAGCGACCTGATGGCAACCCGAGTGCAAGACGCACTTGATGCCGAGAAGATCAGACTTGCAGGACAAATCTTCAACGGCGAAGAAGAACAAGAGATTTCCGACGAAGAAATCGAAGACGCTGTTGCTGAAATAGAATCTGAAGAATCTCCTGAAGTTGAAGAACCAGTCGCCGAAGTAGAAGTTGAAGAACCAGTCACCGATATTGGTGCTGAAGAAGAACACCAAGAACCAGAAGACGATCTTGGTCTGTACTCTGACGAACAGGCAGAGGCAGATGTAGAAGAAATTCTTTCTCAAGAAGATGAAAATAATTCAGAAATAGAAGTAACCGAAGAGTAATATTGGTATAAATATACTCTATGAAAACTTTTTCTGAAGTAAGAAATAGTAAAATTAAAGGCGATCTTGTGTACAACAAGAAGCATAAGCGTATTGCCACCCAAGTTTATAAGACTAGGAAAGGGTATTCTGCTTATGTCGACGGAGATTTGCTAGACAACTTCAGATCTGAAAAAGATGCTGTCAAATCTATAGAAACTGCTATCAAGGAACTGACATGAAACTTATTGCTGAATACAACGAGAATTCTTTGCAATGCCTCGTTGAAGAGAAAAAAGACGGTGGTAAGAAGTATGTCATTGAAGGTGTTTTTGCTCAGGCAGAAACCAAGAACCGTAATGGTCGGATTTATCCAAAGGCAATTATGGAAAGGGCAGTTGAGAAGTATGTTGATGAACAAGTATCTAAAAGTCGAGCAGTTGGTGAATTGAATCACCCTGACGGTCCAACCGTAAACCTCGACAAAGTTTCTCACCTCATCACTGATCTTCGTTTCGAAGGCAATGATGTGGTAGGAAAGGCATCAATACTAGACACTCCTATGGGTAAAATCGTTCAAGGTTTGCTTGAGGGCGGTGTCAATCTTGGTGTCTCAACTCGTGGAATGGGTAGTCTTGAGCAGCGTGATAATGCCACGTATGTCAAAGACGACTTTGTTCTCAGCACGGTTGACATCGTGCAAGATCCATCAGCACCGAATGCTTT